ATCCACGTACAAAAAATATATTTATGTTTAAAAAAACCGACAATGTAGCATATGTATTATTAGATAACCTTTTTTATTCAATTCATATAGAAGATTTATTTATTTTAATATTTGAACATTTACCAGGCGTTATTAATAAAATTAAAAAACTAAAAGATAGATATAATGGGTTAGATAAAGATGATAAAGATTATACTGAATTTGCTATACAAGAGTTTTTTAATAATTTTTTAAACAAAAGTGATAAATCTGATTTTAAGATAGAGATAATCGATGCATTTTATCAGAATAAAAAGTTTTTGGAAGATTTTTTATCAAATGCAAAACGTAGTGAAAAAGTTGATGAATTTAATCATGTACGTACTTATACTGTTGGTTCAAAAAAAATCGATAGTCTTCGACGTAATAGAGGTTTAATCAAACAAGAACCTGATATTAATAATGAGTTTGAATATTTAAAAGATGACCATTTACAACAATTAAATAAATCTTTTAGATCTAAAAGAAATGTTATTATTTCTGAAAATGTAAACATTAATAATAAAGATACAATACCTACTAATAATGATTATATAAGTGAGTTTGATATTGATGAAACATCTAATGATTATTGTCCTGAATTTAAAATTATAATAGATTATGACACAGCAGATACTAAAACATTTCCAGATGAAAAAGTAGCATTTAAAACTGAATATAAAGGAATATATTTCTGGTATAATGAACAATATAATATTGGTTGTATTTGTAATTCAAAAAGTCAAAAATTGATAACAAAAGATAAACTTTTTAAGAAGATTTGTGATTTGCTTGAATAATTTTATCTAAAATAAGTTTCTTTTTATTTATAATTCGGACTTCATTTAAAAAAATATTATAATCATTTTCATAAAAACGTGAATGAAATATATTTGAGTATTGATATGGTTTATCTTCATAATATTCTATATAAATCTCGTGATATTTATTTTTATAATTATATCTTGAATAGTAATCAAAGTCTATTATACGAGCAACATCGATTAATATATTTTTATTATTGAGAGTAATTACATTACGTAAGTTATGATATACCAAATTATATGGATAAACTATTCTATTCATTTTTATTATAAATAATTAAATAATTTTATATATTTGATTATTTAATGTTTATAGTTTTTTATCTTTATTTTTTTTAACTCTTGGATTAACCTTTGTTAAACCTAATTTTTTCATTTTTAACATAGCTTCTGCATGACCAATCGCATCTGATAATGGGTCATGTGTATGAGGTGTAATTACAAATTTTCTCCAATTATTTTGTTCATTCATATTTTTTTTCATACCTGAAAATATATCACCGATTCTTCGAGATGAAAAACCAAATGGATTTTTACCTAAATAGGTATGAAAATAATAATTAATCCATTGCCAATCAAACCCGTTATTATCGCTTACAAAAACCATTTTATCACCCTTTGGCACTACTTCTTTTAACCAGTTATTGAAACGCACCATTACTTCATATGGATCATCAAATAAAAGGGTCTGTTCTCTTGTAAAATTTGAAACTGCCAATGCTGCTGGTATATAATTCTCGCTAACTGGTCTTAAAAATGCTTTAAATGTTTGTTTCAATCCTTTTTTCACTACTACTGCACCGAATGCCACCATAGAATATTTACAAGGTATTGGACCATCCGATTCTACATCTACTATTATATGTACCATATACTATATTTCAATATTATATTTAAAAATGTATATAAAAATATAATAATATGCTTGATTATTTATCATAATCTGCTATATTACTATTATCGTTAATTTCACCTCTATAAAATGCATTCATAATATTTTTGGTAAGTCTTTCTCTTCTATAACGTTCTTTTAATTGTATTTCTGTTAAGTCATCATCTTCTGTATCACTATATACATCACGTAATACATCATTTTCACTATCTATACCTAAATACATTCTTGCATTTAATAAAATTGGTGCAATAGAAATGATTCTATTTTTTGTTTGTTCAGATGTAATTGACATTTTAAAATTATTTTTTTTATAATATCAAAAATTATAAACATGTTAATATCAAATTTTTATTTTAATCACTATCTGAATATATGTTAAAAACATTTTCATAACTATCTATATCGCATTCGTCTATTTTATCCGATGTTTCTGTATCATAAATTTCACTAAATAGATTTGATTTTATTATATATAATATTTCTTCCATATTTATATTGAACTCTTCATTGCATTTACATATTATATAACAACTACCACACTGATTGCAATCTTCTAGTTCTGAAAACTTACTAGAAATTATTATTTTTTGAATTTCACATAATGGTAAATATGGAATACTGCGATTCAAGTACGTTATTAAATCACTTTTAGTAAAATATTTACATTCCATAATTATTGTGTCTTTTTTAACAGCGTTACAACATGGATTTAATAATCTAAAAATAAATAATTGATATTCCATTATATATCTTTATTATACACTCTTTATATTAATTTCATATTTTAAATAATTATCATACAGTAATCACTACTTATTATATGATACTTAAACTAAATCTTTATTTTTAATTAAATAATAGATAGTTTCGACATTAATATACGTATATGTATATATTTATACCGATAATAAATATTTTATAATTGTGAAAATTTGATCTCCCAAAAAATGTTAGACTATCGCACAAAAATGTTATACTTTTTTGGCTCCGTAAAACGCAGTAAATTAATTTAATGATTATCAGACATAATTACACTATTACAAACATCGACAACCATCAATACTAATTAATATATAATTAAGCGTCATACATAATACGCCATATAAGATATATAAAATGTCGCAGACTTAATTAATATATAATTAACTGTCGTACAGATATCGCATTTAAATATATGTTTTTGGTCGAAGACTAATTAATATATAATTAAGCGACATACATAATACGTCATATAAGATATATAAAATGTCGAAGACTAATTAATATATAATTAAGCGACATACAGTTATCGCATTTAAATATATGTTTTTGGTCGCAGACTTAATTAATATATAATTAACTGTCGTACAGTTATCGCATTTAAATATATGTGTTTGGTCGAAGACTAATTAATATATAATTAAGCGTCATACATTATGATTGTCACAATATGACATTGTATGATTTAATACCGATGGTGTTTTTAAAAATATTGTGAAAATTTGATCTCCCAAAAAATGTTAGACTATCGCACAAAAATGTTATACTTTTTTGGCTCCGTAGAAATGCAAAAACATCGTACATAAAAACGCTATTTTATACCCATTATTGTATAGTTTATAAATAAATAAAAAAAAATCTTCATACATATATCACTGTTAAAATACGATATTTAGATTGATGCTAATAATATAATTATTTTATAATCATACCAAATACGCTATTTAATATACGATAATTGATTGAATGTTAAAAATTGTTTATTTGTTCTAATACATATTACGGTATTAAAATATGTAATTTTGATTGACTTTATTTATACAATTGTTTTATCACCATACCGTATGCGTCATTTTAAACCGAAAAATATATGGCAGTTAAATATTAATTATTTAGTGTCTATCCAATTATCATATATTTAAAACGATATTAATATGTAAAATTATCAATATTAATGTTTTACATACGTATATACTTAAAATATAGTCAATCTGTACGAAATCATACCGATGCGATTTTTGAAATGATTGTAAAAATTTGATCTCCCAAAAAATGTTAGACCATCGCACAAAAATGTTATACTTTTTTGGCTCCGTGAATTTTCGGTTAAAAGGATATACATAACTCCATATATTATAAAGTGAGTTTTAGTATTATATAATTGTTTTAATATTGTTTATAGATGATGGTAACTTATATTATAAGTGAACCTTGTATTATTTGTAACCGACAAGAGATTGATTTTTAAAAAAATGTTAGACCATCGCACATTTTTGTTATACTTTTTGGCTCAGGAAAAATTAATTTCGCGAAATTTAATTTCTCGCAAAAATAATATATTTATCACCATACATGTCAACGCTTATTAATATATGAACACGGTCGAAGACATTAAAAATATTTAAATTTGCGTATATCATATATAATTAATAACAACGATACATATATGAAGTATAACCGACACAATAATGATTTTTAAAAAAATGTTAGACCATCGCACAAAAATGTTATACTTTTTTGGCTCAGGAAAAATTAATTTCTCGAAATTTTTGAAATGTTATACTATCGCACATTTTTGTTATACCGAAAACGCTCAGGAAATTTTAAATTATCTCATTAAATTTTAAATTATCGAAATTAATTTTAAATTCTAAAATTTATCATAAAAAATCAATAAAAAACAATAAAAATGAAACTCTAAATTCAAAGAAAATATTATCTATTTATGTTCTTTTATATAAACCCATCAAAAATCGATATGGTAACCTCATTGGTATAAATTTGAAAATCAATCAATTCATGTTAAAATTATGATTTGCCGTCGAAAAATCACAATGATGTTTTTTATGCGATTGGTAAGACATCGAAAAATCACAACGTTTTTTAAAAATTAAGGTGCATAAAACTTTTTATAATTTTTTGTTAATTACTAATAATTTGGTTTGCCTTTGAAAAATCACAACATATTTTCAACTTTTCACGTCAGACATCGAAAAATCACAAAAAAGGCCTCTTAAGGATTTTTGAACTTTTATTTTTTCATGAAAACTTTTTTGAAAAACTTTTTTTATAAATTTATCCAAAAACAATCCAAAAGTATTTTTCTTAATATTTGAAAGATTTCTAGAATTTTAATTTTTCGAAATTATATTTGAAATACATTTATTCATTTATCAGATTAAATATAATTCATTTTAGGGTTTATTAACATCGGTTATCATATAAATCACCGTATACTGTATTGCATTATACCGTATTTGTTTTATTTTTAGATTTACGATTTTGTTTGTTCTTTAATCTTAATTCTTTTAATTCATTGGTCATCTTTTCAAGGTTATCGTTTAAAACAGCTATGTTTTTTGCATTATTGTTAATGACATCTTTTAAAGTTACAATCATCTTTTCATATTTTCCAGACATTTTTGTATTATAAATAGATAACAAAAAATCTTTAAAATTAAATATTTAAAACTATGTATAGATTATAAATTAAAATGTTAAATAGAATACATAGACTTATAAACTTAAACAGAAATAATATATATTTAGTTCCAAGAAGATTTATAAATCAAAATATAAATAGTAATTGTCCATATGAAGTTCTTGGTATTGAAAAAAATTCATCATTGTCTGAAATAAAACAAGCTTATAAAAATATGGAATTAACTGGTGGACAAAACATCGAAGTCAAGAATGCTTATATACGTTTATTACGTGAATTTCAAATAAATGAAAGTGATATTTTAATAAATGAATATAAAAACCAATTTTCTCCCAAAAATAATAATGTTATATGGTTAACTGCTATTGGATGTACCACATTAGTTTCATTACAATATTTGTATTATGATTATAATTATAAAAAATATAATACAATCCATAAACAACAATAATTATTTTACAAATATTTTATACCATGAATCAGTATTCATTAAATATTCATTCTTAGTAATTACTAATCCAAGTGTAGATGTTTTTGTAATATCAGATAATCTTGTTATCATTATTATACTCTTTTGATTATCTCTAGTTTTAGGTTTAAATATATGATTTTTAATATATAAAGATGCATCCATATACAGTGTCAATGGTACATAATCTTTTGCTTCTAATATTACATGAGCTGACGTATCATTGTATACGTGGAACCAATAGCAATTATTATTTTTTAATTTATATTCATCAATTAACTCATCATTCGCTTTTTGGTTTCGACCAACAATTATGTTAAAATATTCACTTGAATAAACAAATCTATTTTTATTTTTTGATAATAAGCTAATCATAATATCTATATTTTTTATAAATATTATCATTAATTTAAATACAATCAAATTTAAAATTTGATATTTAAAAATTATTACCATTTTATATCATAAAAAATGAATTCAAATATAGAAGAATTACAACCAATATTAAATATTGGTACTATTGGACACGTATCACACGGTAAATCAACTTTAGTTAAAGCATTATGTGGTACAAAAACTCAACGTTTTAAAAGTGAATTAGAACGTAATATAACAATTAAGCTGGGATACTCGAATGTTAAAATCTATATGTGTACTCAATGTGATAAACCAAAATGTTATCAAAGTTTCAATAGTGATGTATTTGGAAACCCGTGTTGTAAATATTGTAGTCAACCAATGGTTTTTAAACGTCAAATAAGTATTATTGATTCACCTGGTCACGAGGCATATATTGCTACTATGTTATCGGGTACAAAATGTATGGATGGAGCAATTATGTTAGTTGCTGCAAATGATGAATGTCCTCAGCCACAAACAAAAGAACATCTGGTTGCAATTGAAATGATGAAAATAAATAATTGTATTATTTTACAAAATAAATTAGATTTAGTTTCAAAAGAAAATGCAAAAACTAATTTTAATCAAATTAAAACATTTGTAAATGGTACTCTCGCAAAAGATTCGGTTATAATCCCTATATGTGCTCAACTTGGATATAATATTGATTTCTTGAATATGTATATAGTTGAAAATATACCAGTCCCAAAACGTGATATTGATGCGGAACCATTAATGAATATTATTAGAAGTTTCGATATTAATAAACCGGGTACCATCATAGACAATTTAAAAGGTGGTGTTATCGGTGGTACTTTGCAAAAAGGTAAATTATCCATAGGTGATACTATCGAAATACGCCCTGGATTGATTAGATTAAATAATAAAGATGATAAATCCAATAATAACAAGTATGAATGTACTCCGATTATCAGTAAAATTGTATCATTAAAGTCTGAAAACAACAATCTTGAATACGCTATTCCAGGAGGGTTAATAGGTGTTGGTTTAAATATTGACCCTGTTTTAACTATCGGGGATAAATTAGTTGGTCAAGTATTGGGATTACCTGGTAAAATGCCACCAATAGTTTATGATATTCAAGTAGAATACTTTTTAATGCGTCGAGTCATTGGCTCAACTGACGAAAATAAAATTGAATCAATAACTGAAAATGAGAATCTTCTTTTGGCTATTTCATCATCCACAATACCATCCTATGTACGTAAAGTCGTTAGTAGCAAGGTTATTAAATGCGCTTTAAAGATACCAGTTTGTGTAAATAATAATTCAAATATATGTATATTTAGACGTATTAATAAAGGTTGGAGAATTATTGGTTATGGAATAATAAATAAAATTAAAACAATTGATGTTTGAAAAATATTAATATTTTATTGATATAGTATCACGTTTTTACATTTAGGTAACAAATCATTATATTTTTAATTATATAAATTTGAAAAATTTGATAACATTTTAGTTCATCTTAAAAACCTTATAATCAAACTAATTAAAATGAAATATAATTTTATTAAAAAAAAATTTAATAAGAATATATCTAAACTTATTGACTGTGATATGATGGACTGTTTTAATATTTCAGATATTATTTCATCATATTCATTACCAAAATTAAAAGTATATCAGTATAGTATTAAACATTGGAACGAACGTTCTGGTAAATATTTTAACTTTACTATATTAGCAGATAATCCAAAAGAATGTCATTTGTTATTTCGTAATTATATCAAAGATAATTATAATACTTGTCCAACTAGGATTTACGTAAGATATTATAATCAATTAAGTAATCAATTGTATACGGGTAATTCACGCATTTTAAATGTAACTTTACATAGTACTAGTTTATTACGTCCAAGTATTCAATATTTATACAAATATAATAAGCCAGTTAATACATCTAAATTATCTAGAAAACAAACAAGCATACAATATAGACAACAAATTAATCAAGCGAATCGTACTATTAATGCAGAAGATTTTAATAATTTATTCAATTAATTTAATAAAAAAAAATATTATATTTTTATAAATTGATTTGAGTCTTTTATAGAAATAATTTCATAAAAAATTTTGATTACATAGTAATTAATTAATTACAATATTACTGCTAAAATTATTATAATGATTGGCAAATTTAAAGTTTACAAAACTCGCGTTCCAGTTTATTTTCACTATGAAGTTACTGATGAGCAACAAGCTTGGATTGTTCAAAATTATGATGACTTAAATGGTATTCTAGGTTTAAAATATAGAGTATCTTTCGATGAAATATTCGATAACCAGAAATGTAATCAAATCATTTTAAATATTATGAGTGATTTTTTAACAGACCATT